CTTTGCAATCTGAGACAGGGTATCGCCAGACTTGACCTTTACAGATCCACCCTTGGCATATCCCTTCTTCTTCATGGAACCGCCGCCCTTTTTCTTAAAGATGCCCTGCTCCTTTGCTACGCGGATCATCATGTCTTCCATGCTTTCACCCGGCTTTTTGAACTTTTGACCAGCCTTGATTGCCCCCCTCATAGAGGTGCTTCCACCTTTGGCGTAGCCTTTCTTCTTCATCATACCGCCTTTGGCCATCTTACCTTTGCCATCAGCAGCGAAAAACGGAACCTTCTTCCCGCCCTTCTCGACCATCTTGAGCTTGCCACCCTTGGCCATGCCCTTCCTCTTCATAGCGCCACCCTTGCGGTAGCCTTTCTTTTTCATGGCCATCTTAGCCTCCTGCATAGAATGTGTTGTATGGCACGAACTTGATTGATGATGAGTCTGTGTCCTCGTTTGCCGCTAGTTCAAACTGGAACTCATACTCTTGTTTAAGCGGTGCCACACGGCCCGCCACTTCAGGCTTCTTCATCGCAATGTAGTAAGCCAATCCAGCCGCAAGACAAGGCACAAACCTTGGCGGCATATCTGCTGTAGTCCCGACACCAGAAGAAACTCCTGATATACCCTTCAGCCTGTAATAGGCCAGTGTATATGTGCTTAGGTCAGGAACGGGCCACAAGGTGATGTTCACCTGTGTTGCCTGTCTGTCTACATAAATCTGGTTAGGGCGGCCTTGAGTGTTCTTTGAGCCTTGTTGAGCATATGTCGAAACGCTGATGCGAGATACGTTAGTATCAAGCTGAGATGTGCCGCTGCCCGTCCTAAGCTGATGCTCAATGAGGTCAATAGTGTCCGTAGGGAGTGTATAAGTTGCTGTGCCAGCAGTGAGAGCCTGTGTGCCAGCTTCGATAGTCCAGAGATTAAGTCCACGGTTCTGCCACTCCAATGTAAGTAGGTTAAGGCTTCTACGGGCTGTTTTGAGATCATACCCCGTTGTCATTTGAAGGCCAGCCCTCTCAAAAGCCTCTTCAAATATTTCAGGTAGATCAGGTGTCACTACTGACATTACTTAGTTCTCCTGTGCGCTCTAGTCTTAGCGGCAATCTTTTTGGGCTGCTTTGAGAATTGTTTTCCTGCTTTGGTAGCTTTCCTCTTGGCCTTTGTTGTGGCCGCGTATTCTTTAGAAGAGAGTGATTTTATCGCACTAGATGGGAGATATCTCTCACCAGTCGCTTTTGAACCTTGAGTAGATGGCTTACCGCTTTTGGTGCGCCACTTCTGCTTTGTCCAAGACTTCAAACTTCTTTGCGACTTCTTTAGAGGCATTACTCTCTCGACTTTCGTATCTCTTCAAGGCTCTCTTGTATGGTCATATCTTTTTTTGCATTAGGGTCATACTTACACTGATATTCACTCGGTACAAACTCCAGATACTCAAAGAACTGAGACTCAATAGTATTGTTTGCACCCTTAAATACGCAAATTAATTGTCTATTGTCTAATTTTTCGCACTTTACCTTACGACAGGTTACCATTTGTTCCGCTTGTGCGGTATGTGATTTTAACAACAATATGAACAGGGTTAAGGCTGAGAAGCCCACTCCGACAGTCACAATCCACGCTATAACCTCTACAAACTTACGCCTACGCTCTCTTTGCTTGTACAAAGTTTCTTGGCGTCTTTTACGGATTTGGCCTTCCATTCGGACAAGCTCATCCCATTTGGACTTGCCCATAGTCAAGGAAATCCACTGCTGTAGCTCATAACGCTGCTGCTGCGCCTTTTGCTTGTTGGCAAAAGTCGTTATAGCCTCTTGTTCGACGCTCTGGCCGCCAAACAGCTTTTTAAAAATTGGGGGGTTTTTGGCCTCTTTCTCCATCTGATCAAGGTCAGATAAAGCGCCCATCCAACGCGACAGGTCAGAGGCCATAGACTCAATATCACGACCAATAGCAAAGCCCTTTTTAAGCGCTCCGAATGCCGCTGAAGCGGTTGCCATTGCAGAAATTGGATCCATCAGTAAAGCCTTATGTCTTCATCCACCATCTTAGGCAGACAATATGCGGTTATCTTCTCTCCCTGTTTATGTAGCCTTTGCGCGAAATAAACACAGTCATTTACATCTGCGAAATACATATCATTGCTGACAAGCTGCTTATTCTCCCCAACGCCTAAAAAAACGAAGAGGAGAAAGGCATGCTTCATATCTAATCCTTGTAGCCTCCCCCTGCTTTTTTATAAGCAGAAGCAAGCATTTGCGCCTTTCTCGCTGACCACTGACCCGGAGCGCCGCCCTTTCCGCCAGCTTTGATCCTGTTAAAGATCCGCTTACGCATGCCCGGTTTAGTGTAGTTGCCCGCCTCATTCACCTTAGACTTTGTTTTGCCCCCAGATGAATACGCAGCAACCTTGCTCTTTCTAGTGTAGGAACCCTTTCCTTTCTTAGGCTTCACTACACTAGGACGAAACTTGCCCTGCCCCAACTCTTTGGCCATAGGGTTCTTGACCTTGCCGCCCCTAGACAAAGCAACTGGCTTCTTCTTGCTATTGCAGAGCATCTTTGCCGCCCTCATTAGAACCTCCTATGCCCTTTTGTTGACCTTGCCAGCCGTTCTTGTCCTTTTGAACGACCTATTCTTGGAAGCTGGGACAACCTTCAAGTTAGACTTCCTGTTGTCCCTAGGATTCCCGTTCCTGTGAGCGACATCCTTGCCGTCGCCCTTTCTTACCTTTCCAGCGGCGACCATCTTGCGCCTTGCTGTATTCCTGCCAGCCCTGCTCTTCTTCTGAGCAGTAGTGGACTGGTAGCTCTTGTACTCAGACCTGTAGTTGCGCCTACCGCTGGTTGCCACGAGTCCTACCTCTAGAAGCTATGCCGTCGATAGAGCGTGTGCGCTTTGACTTCACCACCTTGCCACCACCAGACATCCTGTCGGCCCCAGCCATTCCGGTTGCCTTCATTGCGTCTGATCCAGCCTTTTTCTTTTTTTTGTCAGCTTGGCTGGCCATCAATCCAAGAACGCCCATGCCCTTGCCGCCACGAACCATCTCACCAATTGGCCCCTTGCCCTTAGCAATGCTGTAGGCTGGAGAGAATGTTTCTAGAAAACCACCAACATTCTTGTTTTGCTGTGTCTTCTTGTTAACCCTTGCGACGGCCTTTGGGTTTTCTTTTATGGTCCTATTGTAGGCCCTTTTCTGACGAACCTTACTGTCCTTAACTGCAATGCCACTTTTAGGATCAAACCTTTTAGGGGCCAGAAAATTCTCTTCCTTTAGATTGCTTCGATAAGCATCCTTCAAAGACTCTCTTATTGACTTTGGCCTAGCTGGGCCTTTGTTACTCTTCTTCATCTTATTCCCCTTTAACTGCTGCTGCATGGAAGCTCGCGAGATTGTCATCGTAAGTCCTTCCTGTAAACTCTTCCCACATTGGCTTCAACATATCGTGAAGCTCATCGATCTTCTGACTGTTGTCGTCAATCTTAACAGCCATAACGGCCACGTTCTTATCCACGCCAATCAATGTAGACGATATCCATGTGACACCCGTGGCACACATGCCAATAATGGAAACAAACAATGTCCCGGCTATGAAGTTAGTGTTTAGCATTTCCATCTCTTCCTAGCCTGCCGCAGCCTGCTATTAGGGTTCTTAGCCGCTTTGGGGAACTGTTTCATTTGCCCAGCAGAACGGGCGCAGAAAGACTTCCTACGCTTCGCTGCTGCACTTCCGGGCTTTACCTTGCCTGTAACCGCTGTCTTTAGCTTACTGCCGGGGTTTTTGCGCCTGTAAGCCGCAACGCCAGCCTTTGTCATGCCAGCGCCGGACTTTGTGGAACGAAAGTTCTTCTTGTTTCTAGGGGGCATCTTAGCCTTACGCTCTGCCATGAATAACCCCTACGAGAGAAACACCGTCACACTAGAACAGGCCGTTAGATCCAGATACACATCCGTATTAAACAAGATGCCGTTATCAGGGATGTTTACAGAAAATGTGCTGCCCGTGCCGAAAGCGAGGTCTAGCATAGTAGTGCCGCCAGAACCTCCATCTTTCAAAACAACTTGCGGGCTTCCAGAACCTGCTGTCACCACTTGGATCTGACGCACTCTAGCGCGACCATCAAAGACGGTTGCGTCCGCTGTCTTGGTTACTGCGAATACATCAGAAGCTGACATGATTGCCCCCTACTACGCTATTTGAACGTATTCAATAATGAAGGTAAAGGAGCCTGCCGTTGTTGCATCTACTGTATTGGTGATGTTGCAGAAGATCGTTCTTGCCGTGTCTGTGTATTGTACAGAAGCTGGAGCCGTTGTTCCGCTCTGCGTTTGAGTGACCAAGGTCGTGGTCGTTACGTTGTGTGCGACAACGGTTGTACCACCATCAAGGATTTCATCAGTAACAGCCGCAACAATCTGTGCGCCAGAGCTAGATGTGCCAACCTCATAGCCAATATCGCCTGTCCCAATAACGGGAGAAACATCACAAAATATTTTAATATCAGTGATGATTGTGTTTGCTGGCTGTGTGAACTCGCCAATGGTTGGGCTGTCTCCTGCTGTGGTGTTTACTGTTACACCCGTAGCAAAGCCGACATGCTTAACATACTTGTTTGTCACGATACCGGTTGAAGCTGTGCTTGAAACGGTAGTGACAACGCCTGTGGTGGCGTCCTTTGAAATTACTTG